GATGGGCGATAAAGTCGGCAATCACTTTCGGTAAGGCCGAGGTCACCACAAACTGCACGTCGGAATCGGCTACAGTTTGCCCACTCGGGTCGGCCTGGACTGCAGCCTGAATCGTCGGATTCATCGCGACCGGCCAAGCAAACGGGTTCCACGCCACGCTTGAGTTCTTGTTAGCCCAGGTTGCCCAGGCGAGCCGGTTGGCGTGATCCGGAGTTGCCGGATCTTCATTAGTGATATCCTCGACGTCATGAACGACGGCGACTTCGATCTGTTGTTGCACGCTCGGGATCTGGTACCGGAGCGCATAGGATGCAGTGTAGGGAGTTGCCATAGAATTGTTTTACCAGCCGGTGTCGGCGGTGTAGTTCAAAAACCCAGTATTACCCGCACCTACGGCTGGCATAGTGGAAGTGTTAACGCCTTGACATCCAGCCTTTCCTAAATTGGCAAAGCCACTAACCGTATAATCAACACCTGACATTCTAATTGAGTTCATTGCGCCGGTAGCATGATTGTAAGCTATCATCGTTGGGATTTTAGCCATCGGTTTATGAAAGCGCACTGGTCCATTTAGATTTGTCGTCGTTTGTTGGTAGAGTGGCAGCACTCCGACGGTAGTGATGGTACCTGGAGAAGTTTCAAGATCATAGGATTTCTGAAAATACCGTAGGCAATCGTCGTAGTTCTGCTGGAACGGGCAATCGATCGGCGTCGTGGATAGCGCGCCGGGCTCTAACTGGATAAAGCCTAGGCGAAAAACTGTACTTGTCGCCTGCGCGGCAAAGTTATCTTGTCCCTGAGCACCGACGAAACTGCCATTTTGCCACGTATCATTGGCCGGAGCTACTTGCGAAGATCCGCTCGCTAGACAAATCCTGATTTCCGCTCCTTCGATTCCAGGGGTTATGTTCCAGTTGCCGCCGGAAGCGAGAACCGGAATATTCGGAAACTGAAACAACGTCCAAGTGTTGACGGTGGTAATCGCACAAAGCTTAGAGAGCGATTTGGTTGTTGATGGATTTACGTCCCGAATCGTTACGCCAAATTTAAGTGGCACACTGCACGATGCCAGTATGCTCAACGAAAAAACATCGTTAACCAATTCCCGTAATCTCGCACCTTCGATTGTCTGGACGTAATCCCAATGATCACCCGCAGCAAGACTCGCTTGTTGAGTTGTTAGCTGACACCATAGGTACTTAGCACTGAGCCGAAAATTTGTTCCTGGAACGACTAAGTCAGACGCGGAATTGACTTGCTGAACGTTTATCGCCATTGCGCTTGCTGTTCTGCCAACACGGTAACGATCCAGTACAAAATTGCCCGCGGCTGGGTTAAGCGACATGTTACCAACGTTGCGCTGATCCACCTCAAACGTCGGATTGCCAGCCACATTAAAGCTCCGCAGGCGTACGCTATAAATTTGCGGGGTCGCATCGACCTGGGCGCTTACGCTCGAGATCAATTGGCTGCCCGTAATCCGCGCGTACGTGCCGGCCCCCTTGACCTCAAGCAGCTGGTCGGTCGGATCAAGGGTCGAGCTGGAGGGTTTAGCGGTGACAAAATCGGGCTGGATCACCGAGTTGGCAATGATGTTATTCAGCTTGGTCGCCGTGATCCCTTTCTCGCCGTCGCTAAAAATTTGGGTCGTGGTTATATCGGGCATAACTAGAGAGCAAATGTTAGGTTGTCCAAGTACACGCTGCCGTTGGTCGCACTCGGCCAGGAAAAACTTTGGCGCACCATTGGGACAATATTGACGGCACCCGAAGTCGCCACAGTTGCCTGGAATAGTTGCACATCGCCACTCGAGTCGAAACCCGCCAGCACGCACCCGCGAGCTACGCCTGGCCGCGCGCCTACCGGAAGCGTGAAAGCCAGCGATGCCGCGCCGCTCGCGTAATTGATAATCCCTTGGGCAATAACTTTTGAAAACGTGCCATTGACCTCAACCCGGTACTGCGCCGTGGTGTTCTGGGTCCAGCCAGTCCCATACGACAGATTGGTCCAGGTGCCGGGATCGACCAGGCTCCCGGCCGGTTTACCCGTGACACTGGCCCATGGAATGGCATCAGCCGTATCCACAACACCGTTGCCGTTGGTGTCATAAACGCTTTTAGTCATATCGCCGCTCCCTGAAGGCGACGAATAGGCACCCGTGCCGTCCAGATAAGTGCCGGCTATTCCTGAGAGTTTTGGCGCAAGCCCCGTGCGAACAGTGGTAACCACCGCAATAGCATCAGTGCCGTTATCCAGATGAGTACTTGCATGGGCGCCAGGTGTAAAACTTGCGGGTTTCCCTGTGATTCCCGTCCATGCCACCGCACTCGCGCTATCGGCCAAAGCCGCGTGATCGCTGATCCCATCGTTGTTTGTGTCATAAACGCTTTTGAGCATCGCGGTGCTGTCAGGCGGAAAAGTGGCAGGCTTCCCGGTTACACCTGTCCAAGGAACGGCGTCTGATAAAGCTGCATGATCACTGATTCCATCGTTATTGGTGTCATACACGCTCTTGAGCATTGCGGTTGAGTCAGGCGGAAAGGTACTTGGCTTGCCAGTGACCCCGGTCCAAGGCGCGGCATCAGCCAAAGCGGCATGGTCGCTAACTCCGTCACCGTTGGTGTCGTAGACACTTTTAAGCATTGCCGTTGAATCCGGCGGGAACGTCGCCGGCTTGCCCGTGATCCCAGCCCAGGGAGCTGTATCGCTCAAGGCTGCATGATCGCTGATCCCATCCCCATTGGTGTCATAAACACTTTTAAGCATCGCCGTCGAATCCGGGGGAAATGTGGAAGGAACTCCCGTCAACTTGGCCCAAGCCAGAGAATCGCAGGTATCGACTACATTGTTGGAATTTGTGTCGTACACCGCCTTGGTCATGTCACCGGTGCCAGTGCCGCCGCCCGAAATCGCAGTCGAGAGATCATCCCGGAGCTTGTTCAGTTTTCGCGCCGTGATCCCGCCCTCCCGGGCATTGGTAAACGTGATGTCGGTGTAAGGCGCTGGCATGGTTCGATCGTCCTAAAAGTGCTAAAATCCGGCAAAATAGACTAGCAAGCATAGCAACAGGAACAGAGCGCCTACGCCGACAGCCAGCAAAAAACAGCCAAACCAAATCGAATGATGATCAAGATAGCCGGTCATCGGGAACTCTCTGAAAAAGGCGAACGCATTCTAATGGGCTCTAAGCTCTGCTCGATTGCCTGGTTGCCAGCCCTTGAGAGGAGCGCAAGCGGATCATTGCAGGGAACACATTCCATCATGAGCGGTGCCCACACCTGCCCGCATTTTGGGCAAATCCAACCGGTCTGGCCGTTAAAAAGCATTTCGGTCATAAGCTTTTAGCGATCTCTTTGAGCCGAGCCAACCCGCCCCACGCCGTCACAAGCGTGTTGGCCGTATCGAACCAGACTTTCGGCGGTTTCCAACTAGCGACTGAGCCGATGAACACCAGATAGACAATTGCCTTGGCCGATGTGCCGCCTTTCTTGGGATTGTTATCAATTTTGAGCGCTGTCGCCAGCCGCATCGAGATCTCGCCAATCTTAGTCTGAGGACCGACATCCGCATAGATCGCGTAACAGTTCTCGCTATTTGCCGTGTTAAGTACCAAGGCGACATCGCCCAGTTTGGCACCACAGCTGTGGTTACCCGGCATGACCAGAAACGGGATCGACCCGCTATCAATGTAGCGGTACTGCGAGTCCTCGGTGTAGCCTGGGTTAAAATGCGCCGTGGCGCACACGTACATGCCCGGATACGGATCATAAATCTTCTGAGTCAGCGGTTTGCCGTTACTGCCAACTGGTCCGCCCCACCAGTTGCCGCCTTGGTCATCGCCGCCATTGGCTGTGTAATCGATCCCGGTGTTATTCGGTCCGTAACAATTAGCCGCGCCATCGGCGTTGATCGCCGCGCCAGCCTTAAACACAATCGCTTTCGGTTCACCCGAAACCGAATAAATGGTTACTCCACCAACCGAATCGATCTCTGATAACTCACTCACTGGAAGCAAAACTTCCTTGCACGGGTTGCTCGGCAATCTGTGCCTTGATTAACCCCTGACGCTCGTACATCTCGACCTGGCGCGCCTCAATCCGATTTAACTGCTCCTTGATCGCTCGAAGCAGCGCTCGTGTCTCTTCAGTATCGTCCGCCATCGCTCACTCCTTGGACTTACCACATCTCGAAATCACGGATCCTCCGTTTGTCAGTAGTTCCGCACCAGGTGAACCCGTGCCGGGTAAACACCTTGACGACTTCGGTCAATACCTCGCCGCCAACCTGCTGGCTCAACCGCCAGGCTGCCCCGTACCAGAACAGACTCGGCCGCTCGCCGTCTCCAAACGAATAACATTTGCAAAACTGATTTAGCCCGTAAGCCTTACGCGCTTCAGTCGTCCAGCGGGCCGTGATCTCCTCATACGTTAACGCCAAAGGGCCGAAAATCCGCCGGTTGACCAGCGTCTTTGCCACGTACACATCCGGGAAAAAGGCGAGCTGAAACATCTCCGGCGAACGCCACTTCTTCAGGTTGCGCCCCTGCCAAAGCAGCGTCGGCTGACCGTCAAGCCCGAGATCGAATCGCCCATAGAGCTTTTCCATTTCAGGAATCGCCTCACTCACCGACGCCATCGGCGCGAATCTCATTCGTACACCTTTCGGATTTGAGCCTTAGTTATGTCGCCTTTGGCGCGAAATCGTGAACCATCACGAATCTCGCGACCGTAGTAATGCTTGAGAATCTGGCCGTAGGCCTCACGCTTCTTACGCTCAGCCTCGGTCCCCTTCTTTGGTACGATGATCTGCACAGCCTTCAGAAGGGCATCGGTCGCCCTCTGGCCCCCTTGCGCAGCCGGGCGCCCATTCCCTTCAGAGTTTCGCCCGGCAATGTGCCCCCGATCCTGGCTCGGCCTAATCCCAGCCCGGGGCTCGCAGGGCCATTGGCCGCTACAGGCGGCCCGCCACCAGCCCCACCACCGCCTGCGCCACCGCCTCCCGCAGCCCCGGTCTCGGGTTCAGCACCCTCCTCCTCCGGACTTTCGGAGCTTTCCTCGCCAATCGGTTCGCCGTTGATCGTGTCAATCGAGACCGTGGCCGTGTTACCGGTAACGCTCTGCACTTTTCCCTCAACGCTGTACTGGACCGTGTCACCTTCCTCCGGCGGTACACCGCCTTCAGAAATTGCACTGATCGGCACCTTACAGGTGTACCCACCGCCAGCCTTCGGGCTGATTCCTATCGCTATTGTTGCCATATAATCCCTTTAGGTTGGCGTATACGCCGTCTTGCTCTGTAGGACTACCCCATTCCAGGCCGAGAGGCACACGGCGTTATAGAAGGTTTTCCAAGCATAAGTTATAAACTGATTGAACGGGTTAGCCGAATCCGCTTCCGTAATCGTATTGACCTTCGGGTTGGGCGGGTTTTCGCCCTCCAGATCCGGCACCGCAAACGCGTCCTTGCCGAACACCAGCGCCGCGATGATGCCACCCCCAGCCACGTTGACGCCCTCGGTGGTCTGATAGCATGAATTGGTTGTCCGAAGCACCTTGATTCCGAACAGCCGCCCAATCTCGCCTTTCCAGATCTGTTCAGGTTTCTGAAACGCGCTCGCATAGGTCCACGCGCTTCCTTGTTCCTCGACCAAGTCGCGTTCCTGCTCCGGGCTGACCACCGCACAGAAGTAACCGTCATCGAACTCCTTGCCCTTGTTGAGCCGCATCTCGGTGCATACATCGATCAGGTCATCAGTCGAGAACCTGCCCTGTTGCGCAGTCAACGCACCTAAACTGGCAAAATCTGTTGCCGTGCCCGCGTAGCGCTTGGTGAACTTGGTCGGTTCCTCAGTCGTGCCGTTAATACAGGCATCCCGGATCAGACCGTCACACCACAGCGCGGCTTCCTCGCCAAACTTGGTCATAAGCGCATCGCCCGTATCCAAAAACTCGGTCTCATCGATGATATCTGATACCTGCGCGTAGCCGCCATATTGTTGGAGCGTGCGGGTAATAAACTCGAAGATGAGCTTGTAAGGCGCATTAGATGGCGGCGTGCCCTCAGTCAGCGTGATGACATTGGCAACGTTGGCAACCGGCGGCCGGAACATCCGGATCGTTTTAGAGCCTTGTCCTTGCGGAATAGAGGCTTTGTACGCCGGCTGATAAAGCTGCAGCTGATTGATCTGATGAGTCAGTAATTGCTTAGCGAAATAAATGCGGTACTCCGACGCTTTGTCGGTCGTCGTAACCGCTCCATAGACTGGAGGTGGCATAAAGAAGAGTTAGGAGTGAGCATTGCTAGAACCACGGCACCCCATCGCGCTTGGCGCCTTGTCTCAAGTGTTTGCGCATATCGGCCAATGAAAGCTTGGCGAAATCTCTCTCGCCGCTTCCGATTCTGGCCGGCGCACCACCACCGATTGAGGTCAAGCCGGTGTAGCGCTGCAGTTCGTTTTTAAGTTTGGAGTTCTCTGTCTGGAGCACCTTGTAATCTCCTTCCAGCAACTCCATTTTTGCCCGGTGATATGCGGCAACGATCCCGCGCGGGTGTTGGCGATAGATGTTGCCATCCTCGCTTCCCATAATCTCACGTAAGCGTTTATCCAGCCTGGTCCCGTCGCGCATAAACTCAGGGTCAACCTGCGCGAGCTCACGCTCGGCACTTTCCCACTGCGCCTGATGCTCCGGGGTTCCCATCGGCGGCAACTCAAGGGTCCGGCTTTGCCTTTCGGCTTGAGCCTCAGCCTCCATTGCCGCAATCTCCTTATCCGCTTTCTCAACGAGCTCGAAGTTGCCTTCCTGCTCCCATTGCCGGCGGTATTTGCGGAGATCATCTAGGGTGTAATCACGTTTCGGCTTTGCCGCCTCGGCCGCCGCTCGCTGCGCATCAGCAAACTGGCGTTCCCGTTGGGCAATAACCGCCTCGCGTCTGGCTAGTTCAGCCCGCTGACGTTTGGTCCGTTCGTACCGGCTCAATTCCTTGGGCTTTTGGCCGTTGGGTTGAGCCTTTTGGGCCTGGTCACCGGCAGAGTCAACCGATTCCTGGGCGCCTTCTCCCTGGCTGCTCTCACCAATCGCAGTTGCGCTCGGTTCTTGAGTGCTCGGAGTTTCTGCCCCTTGGTCGGTTTGCTCTGGCATATCTCTCGGGTTTTATCCGATAGCTCCGCGACCACCTAACCACCGCCAATCATCGGATTGCTTGACGGGACTCCCTCGTGCCGCGGGTTGCGCTCCATCTTCCAGCTCTGTGAAACTGCTCTCCTCCAGTGGGAAAACACGCAGTCTGTGAAGCAGTGCTAGGATATCCTGCTGCCCTCGTGCCTGGGCGTTGGCGCTCACATTATTTTTGTAAACAGCCTGAAACGTCGTATTGGCAACGATTTGCCGCAGAAATTCGAAAAGTTTTATTCCACAAGAACTCCGACAAAACAAGTCAAATGCGTTGCGCTCTTCTGGGGTCCAGGCGACCGCACGCACGATCGGCCGGCTTAAAATCACCCGCAGATACCATTTAAGAATCGGGTTCATAAGGCTATCACCCAAACATCATGCTTAGGGCAGTAACTGAAGAGTGGATTGCCTTTGTGTCGTGGTCCGCTAATGATTTTACACTCCCGAAGACATTTTCTTCGCCTTCGTTCAACCGGTAAAACGCTTCTGACCCAGTCGGTGACTTTCATCCCATTGGTAACCCCCCGCTCCCGTTCGGACTTCCAGTCGGCATTGACGGCCCAGCCCCTGCCGGCATCCCCGGCACCGGAGGAGCGGGCGGGGCAGCTGCTGCTGGTACCGCCCCGCCACTTGGCATTCCAGGCGGCATTCCACCAGGCGCCCCCCCCATTCCGGGAGGAGGGCCACCACGTAAATTCGCCATTGCGCCAGCCGCTTGTTGCTGAGCTTGCGCTTGCTGCTGCAGCCCTTTCATAGTCTGGGCGACCTTCACGATAAAAGGTTGAATCTGGGCCGCGTGCTGCTTCCAGTACTGCGGATCGCTCTTGGCCGCCTGGATATGCATCTGCATATGCTGCATAAAAGTTTGCATGAGCGGCGGCGGAATCGGGCGCTGATTCTGTTGACTCCACCCGATAAATCCGTCCTCAATCTGGAGATGAAGCAGATGATCATCCCGCGGCTTAACCTGCGGCAGAAACCCGTCCATCATCAGCGAATTCTCAATCGCCTGCTGCTCGGACTGATCCGCCTGGATGTCCTGCGGTTCCTGGTAAAGATCGCTGACCCATTGCGCATCCATGAGTTCAATGATCTTGCGATCGATCTCCGGAGTGACGATCCAGGGTGACCCTTGGCTGAGCTGCCGCAGCTGCATCAGTTTCTGGATCTCGCGTTCTCTGCTGTACCCGTCCACGCTGCCATTAGGTTTCAAGACGTACTTGTTGTCGAACGCCGCGTCCTTGAGCGTCAACCGCTGTTTGCGCCAGAAATAATCGAGACTTTCCCGGTCGTACTGCTTAAGCAGACTCCAGCCTTGCTCGAAAATCCGTGTCATCGCCCCTTTCAAGATCCGCGCCCGCAGATCGTTATTCTGCTGCATCACGTTGGTGATGACATTAGTCTCAGTCGCTGTCTTATTGCCCTGCGGCTGATTGGGGCCAGCCACACCGAAGTCAGGAATCCCCACTCGCTGCTCGGCCATCGAGCGGTTCGAATTAATCTCCTCATCAAAGGATACAGGAGGACCGGGTTGCTGGACCAGTTGCAAAACGGAATCGTAAACTGCTCCCGGCTCCCACCGAATATTTTGCGCGTTAATCGATCCGCCCTGCGACGAGAGAACCGGCCGGTTGGCAATCGACATGAAATCGAGTTTCTCGTTCCAGGTCTTGCAGGCACTCGCCTCATACATTTGCACCAATTCACAGACACCCCGCGACGAATAAAACCCGCCATCGGTCAACTCGTACGGAACCAAAGTAAGCGGGACCTCTTTATGCTCATAAGGCAACTTGAAATCACCTCGAGCCGGCTCGTCAGGCTGCAACGGACTGAAAGTCTTAACCTGGATCTGGCCGTCACTCTGGCGCAAATACACCTCCCACACAACAATCAGATCTTTGAGCCGTGAATAGGATAACCCTTCGGCCGTATAGCGATAGCGCTCGTATTTCTTATCCGGTTTGCCCTCGCCCGTAATCGAGTCGACGTAAGTCTCGTCCGTGTTAAATCCCTTGCCCTCGGCATCGCGCATGTATTCCTCGCGCGAGTACTGCATCACGTGCACGACCCGGTCAGCCTTCTGAAAATCAAAGGTCGCCCACGGCGGCATAATGATGAAATACGGATGCACGCTGGCAAACGCCAGCCGGTTGGCGGCCACGTCCCAATAGGTCTTGATCACCCCCATGCCGTTCTGCAAACAGCTGTCAATTGCGCAGATCGCCTGCTCACTGAAATTGCTGATTTCCCGAACCTTGTAATCGAACCATTGAGCAACCGAATCGGTGTAACTGTCACCCTGTTCCACCAGGCTGTAGAACGAAGCCAGGAGTTCCGGCCCGAAGATCCACACCACATAATAAGGCTTAAGCTTGCCGATAATCGTATCCGCTACCGGCACATGCACATTGGCGGCTCCCGGCCAGGGCCGATTCGCCCGGCCAACCCCTTGCCCGCGCATCTTAGCCCAGAGAATCTGACGCGCTTCCCACTTGGAGCGATCCTGCAGATCGTTGTTGATCTCCTCGTACAGCTCTGAGTTGTCTTCCATAACTCAATGGCTGGAAAACGCTATCGATACCTGGGTGTTGCCCTGGCTGCTCATCAGCGTCAGATACGCTCCGCGCCCGACTCCGCCCATCGCTACGTAATCGGTCTTGGCCAGCAAATAATTATTCACGCTGCCGATTGACGCCGGATACTGTGGGTCAGCCGAAAGCCACACGTCACCCGGCCCGTAATTGCGAATGAAAATCCCGCCGCCCTCTTGACCGGAATATTTTACCGTAGCCAAATCATTGGCCAACAGATTCACCGTGCAATGAACCCTGGGGCTAAGCGTCTGCGGCATTATCTTAACCGGTTACCGTATCGCCCGGTTTGATAATCAACCGATTTTTACCGCGCGGCATCTGGGTAACCTTGCATTTAAAACAATTATTGGGCAAAACCGTGGTGACGCTCGTTACCAGGTCGCCCGCTATCGTCAATGCGCTGCCAACCGCTATGCCAGTCGCAGATGCCATCTTGAGATTCGCGGTGCCGTACAGCCGCCGGTTAAAGTCGCCGCGGATAATTGTCGTTGAAATGGCCATAAATTAGTTCTGAGTCAACGTTACAATTGTGCTCGCGGTGTCGGCGTTAGCGGTCAGCACCGAATTACGCGTTATCTTGCGAAAAATAATCGAGTCGTTGAGCGCCAAAACCACGTTGTTCACGTCGCCGACTGTTGCCGGCTTAGTCGGATCGAAGCTAAGCCACGCTTTGCCGGGCCCCGTATTTTTCACGTATATCTCAGCCCCGTCCTGGTTGCTTAAATTGACCGTGCACAGATCGTTTGCGGCCAGTGTAAGCGTCCGATGCATCCGAACTGTGACTGTCTGCGGCATACAGCATTACCTTTCCTTTCGCACTTTCCTGCTTAGCCATAGAACGCATCCCGTACGCTCGTTTCTGACTATTTGCGTATTCTCGGTATCCAGCAGCTTAATCCACTTATCGGGATGCTCCCTGATCCAGGCTTTACGCTGCTTTTCAAGATAAGTCTCTGGCGGGTTCGTCTGCGGCATACGGCCCGAGAGCTAAGGCGCAATTGCGCTCGGCGCATTCGGCCGCGCTTCAAACCGGCAGATCATCATCGACGCGTTTTGCGCCGTGGGTGTAGTCCCTGCCGGGAACGTGCCAATGATCGAGTTGGGAGTTGCCCAAACGTAACTTGCCGCACCCAGATCACCGCTCCGAGTCGCGAACATCGTGGTAAAAAGCGCATCGATTGTGGTCGTACCCAAAATCGCCGTACCGGGGGCAGGCGCCGCTTGTGGTTCTGGTGCTTGTTGTTGTCCGTTGCTCATACTTTGATCAGAATGGTTGAGGGCGCCACCGGCCGCGCCGTGATTTGGATATCCATGATTGTCTGTGCCTGCGGATCCTCTAACCCGGAGAGTTGCCAATTGACTTGCCAACGATCGGCGTACATCCGAATAAATCGCGGCGGCTTTTCCGAATCAGTCAGCTCGGGACTGAAGCTGTACGTATTGTCCAAGAGATCCCGAAGCGTGCTATCCCAGGTCAATTCCTGCGGCGGGGGAAGTCCATTGCTCATCCGCATTATGGAATAACAAATGCTGGCACGTTGCGCAAGCGCGTTTTATCCGCCCGTCCACGAACCCATATCCTCCAGTTGCCGTTCCAGTGCCCGATCACGCAGTTTGCTTCGTTCAAAGCCCTCATAGGCTTCATCAAGCTTTTCCCACGGATCCTGCTTGCGCCCCACGTATGCCGCAAAGTTCATTACCCCGTGACTGAAAGCGCCGATGACCGCATCAGCCCGATCCGGCGATTTAACCCCGCGAGCCGCCATATCGTCCTTCTTCTCGATTCCCAACCGGCCCCGGGCGTCCAGCGTGCTCTTGCGGCTGGTTAACTGGCTCACCAGCGTCGGATCATTAAGCAGCACCAGTTCGCCACGAGCTATCCGCTGGGCGAAACTATGCCAGACCTCGGCGCCGCGGGAAACGTAGTGATCTTCGTCGGTCGGCTTAACGCCAAACGAAAACCGGTTAATCGGCCAACCCGCGTCCCGGAGCATATCGCACATCGGTAGCCCCAAGCCGCCGGCATCACCCCAGATCTGCTCAGCGCGCAACCCAGCTTTGCGAAATTCCAGCAAGAACCGGCCCACAATCGAGATCGCGTTGGTGTCATGCCAGCCAATCAGATCGAGCAACTTGTTACCGCTCCGAATAGCCAGCACGTTCTCATCCCGGCCTTGGGCAAAATCGCAGAACGCGGCATACTCGTGCCGGCTGATCCGGGCACCAGGCGGATTAGCGATCATCTTACGCAACGGCTCAAATGGCACGATAAAGCTCTCGCCCTCAGCCAGATCCATAAACTCGCCATAAATGCTTGAGCGAACCAGCGGATGGTTCTCGCCGTAGGTCTCGAGCATGTCGGCGATCTTTTCGGGCGCGATATGCGGACACTGTTCAAGGCTGATCTCAAAACAGATATGGTTCTGACGGTTCAGGCTGAAACAATCGAAGAACGTACCGGAACGCAAACCAGGTGAGCTGATCAGCAGCAGCACGGCGTAGCCGCACCGGTCGATTGCCTGGAAGATCTCGGCCGGAATCGACTTGGCTTCGTCCACGATCATTAGTAACGGCGCGCCCTTGGTGCCGTGATGACCTTCAACCCGGGCAGGTTCATCGGTGGTAAAGGCAATCAGGTTGCCCCCTTGCGGCGTGCGAATCTCGCGTTGTAAAAACTCCCAGTGCACCAGATGCGGCGAGCGATATTCGAACAGGGCGCGCATCAATTGGGAATCAAGCTGACGCGAATCCGCACTAGTCAGCACCACTTTGCTTTTCGGGTAACGATCAAGCCAGCGGCAGATCGCAAGCGGGATAACAATCGAACTTTTGCCCGAACCGTTTGGTGTCCGGACGGCAATACGTACACGTTCATACTGTGAGCCGAAATCGACCGCCTCCCCAATCTCGGCTTGCCACCGGTACAGGTCACGGTTCAAGACCATGCGAGCAAAGAGCAGGGGAGAATCGCGGAGACCTTTGGCGAGCTTCATAAAGTCTGAGCTAATTGGACCGCGAACCGATGATTGCTAAGAGCTGCGGTCATTGTTGGCGCATAAAACACGGCATGAGCTGCCTCCTCAACCTCATTCACACTGTCAAGGTTAGCATCCTCATGAACAATCGTTGTCTCAAACCAATCGCTATCCGGCTGCTCATCAGCGAAAAGTGCCTGTTGGAAAGATGTGTCAACTATCCACGGCCCAATAAAATCAAGCGCAATGCTCGGAGTATATCCTTGGCCATCGAGAACTAGCGCGCACTGATCTGCAGTAATTGGCATGATGTTTGCCGATTCATCAAGCACGGCATAAATCCCGCCTTCCTCATCCGGTGGGAAAGGATGGTTATTGAGCGCAGCGCGGAGACCTTTAGCCAGTTTCATAGAACTTCGGACCTATCACTTGGCATTTTCAGTTATGCGGGGGGGGGCTGGTCCCGGGCAAACAAGGGTAGTCTCAATCCC